AATGTAGTAAATGTAGTTATACCACCAACACTAATTGATTGTCTAACTATTCCATTAGTTGATAATGTTAATGTTCCTGTAGAATTTAAACCAGTAGTTTCAATTGTAGATGTTATTAAATTATTTACACCAAATATATCATTACCAAAATAATTTGCATCAGATTTAAATTGAGTTTCATTATCTATTATTTTCATTCTTTCAATATTATTTGATTTGAAACTAATTGCATTACCTGCAGTTGTAGCAGTTGCTAATGTTAAATTAGAAAAAGCCGCTAAAGCATTTAAATTTGTAATACTATTACCATTCATATTAATAGCAGTTGCACCAGCACTATTACCAGCAAGAAGAACATTTGCTAAAGTAGCCGGAGGTTGATTAATTATATCAATCCAATTCTTGGTAGATACAATACCATTATTATCAGTGTAGGTAAGTGTATTAGTTGTTAAATCTAATGTTGTATTACTTGGTATAGTAATATCAGTAAATAAAATTTTATTTCCAGATATATTAATATTTTTAGAATTTACAATATCATTCAATGTTAAATCCGATGGAGTTAAAATTGAATTATTACCATCAACAATAGAATAAGCCTCAAATCCGGGTAATGTTGATTGATATGTAGTTTGTCCCATACTAATAATATTTGTAGCATCTTGAAAATCAAGTGTATTAGATAAAACCTCTAATTGTTCGCCTGTTGTAGGATTTACAATTATTAAACTATTATGGTCTATAAACATTTCATCATTAGTAGCAGTGTCAACAATATGAACTTGAGTATTATCAATATGTGTGTTATGAGTATCAATACCATTATTAAAAGTTAATGTTTTTGTTGATGGATTATATGATAAATCAGTGTTTATATTTAAATTATCATAACCGGTTGTTGAACTTGAAAAAGTAGGATAAAAAGAAGCGTTAGTTGATGATGATGAAATATCAATATTATTAGCATTTGTAGCACTTGTTGAATTACCATCTAAATTAGCAATAGTTAATGTTTCTAATGATGGATTGTATTTTATACCTGTAATAGTTCCATCAATAAAAAAATCTTTAGCACCACCTAAACCAGCAGTTTTTGAAAATGGCAAATAATATTCACCATTTGTATTATCAATAGTAATATCCAATTTAGATGCTACTGTTGCAATATCTGATGTAGAAGAATTACCACTAAAATTTAAAGCATTGATAGTTGATGTTGATGGATTGTATGAAAATGGCGTAGTTGTTTTATCAATATTTAATTCTTTAGATGCACCGCTTGTATCGGTTAAAGTTGGATAATATAAAGCGTTAGTATCAATATCAGTGATTTTAACATTATCAGCAGTAGTTGCAATATTTGAGGTTGTAGAATTACCGCTAAAATTAATAGCAGTTATTGTTGATGTAAATGGGTTATATGTTAATGGTGTAATTCCTTTATCAATACTGACTTGTTTAGCATTTCCATTATCATCTGAAAATAATGGGTAATATGTAGCATCAGCATTATTAACAACATTAATATTTACACCATCTGAAGTTGTAGAAGTTCCATTAAATACCGAAGCAGATAAAGTTGATGTTGATGGATTGTATGATAATGGTGTAGCAGAACTATCAATACTCATAATTTGAGATAAACCACTCGCACTACACAAAGACGGGTAATAAGTTAAATTAGCGTTTGTATTTACTATATTCATTGAATTAGCAGAAGATGCAATACCATTATAATTTAATGAGGTTAATGTTCCTGATGTTGGATTATATGATAGAGGGTTTGTAGTTTTATCAATAAAAATAGTTCTATTACCACCTGTATTATCTACAAAAGTCGGGTAAAATGTAGAATTTGATTGATTATCAAAAACAAGTAAGGCAGATGCATTATTAGCAGTTCCATTAAATAAAGTTGATGATAAAGTCCCTGTTGATGGATTGTATGATAAAGGGTTTGTAGTTTTATCAATATTGACTGTTATACCTGTTCCTGAATTATCCACAAAAGTTGGGTAAAATGTTGAATTTGCTTGAGTATCAGTAATATCAATTGTAGAAGCAGTTGAATTTGAAATTAAATCAGTCCAACTTTTAGTCAATACAACTCCATTATTATCAGTATGTTCAATATTAACATTATTAAAAGTAAGTATTGTAGGGTTTGGCAATGTAGCATCATTGACCATTGTCAAAGCGATATTTGATAAATCTGAAGAAGAATTTGATAAAGGTTCTTCTAATACTATTCGCTTATTTAAATATAATGTTTGAGAATTTGGCGGAACATCAACCGCTTGAAGAAGTTCTTCAACTTGACATATTCTTGCCAATGATGAATTTTTTGTAGATGCACCAATAGTAAAACTCATACCTGTTTCATCAATAAAAAATTCTTTAGTTATTCCTAATTTATCATACTGTAAATTTAATCCTGTAGTATTATTTATATTGTTCATACTTAATGATATGGATTTTGAATTATCATCAGATGTCATTGAAATTCCATTATTATCAATATTTTTAATTGTAGTCATAATTATATATTATCATATAATCATAATTTTAAAATAAGATTTTTACATATCAATATTAATACCTGTATTTGTAGAATTAGTCCCATTAGAATTTAATATTTCACATGTCATACTATAATTTACCGGTGTATTGAATATAGGATAAAATCTAACCACATATAAACCACCACCCATACTTTCACCTTGTAAATAACCATTAGCACCACTTACACCACTAAACACTTGATTATAAGTCCAATATTGACGTCCATTAGGGGCGTATGTTGGTTGAGATGTCATTATAAAAGATGCATCATTATTAATTTTATTATTAATATTATATATTAATGATGTAGGAGTTCCCCAATTAGCAATTGAACCTCCACTATCTAAAGTTTGAGGAAATAATAATAAATTAAATGATGTTTGACCATATGTTCCCAATGATAAATTGAAAAAAAATATATTTATTCTAAATTCTGTTGAAATTGTAATTGTTGGTATTGATGGTGTATCTGGAATAAAACTTATTGAAATAGGTATAGTAGTTGTATATAATCCTGATGTTCCGTATGGTGTTGTATTACTGCTTGATTTACTTTTAAAAGCGCCTGAATTATATTGATTAATAATACCTGAATTTGAAGGGCTTCCTGTTCCACTTGGTGTTATTGTTAATGAATTTATATTAGGTAAATTAACTGGTATAACTGATGGTATTGATGCTACTAAATCTTGAACCCATTCTGTAGTAGGTATTCTTGATGAACTATCATCTAATAAAGGTATTGTATATGATGAAAATATTGGAGGTGAAATTGTCATTCCTGTTGTAGGATTAATATTTAATAAAGTAGAAGTGGTTGTTGAAATAAAATCCCATACATAAGAACCTGATGAATTTACATATTGAGATAATATTTCATTAATATTAGAATTGAAGCCATTGAATTTTATAGCATTATTATCAGTTCCAAAATTTAATGATGCGTCTTGGTTCATATTTATTGTATTCATATTATTTACACTTGGATTGAGGTTTTGATTAATTCCTGAATTATTCATCACTATACCATTATTAGTATATCCTGATGTAGTATTAATTACTATAGCGTTTCCGTTATTTGATGTTGTAAATGTAGCAACACCACCTACATTTATAGCCTGTAAATTTTCAGTTCCTTGAGCATTTGGGTAACGTAAAAATAATTTTTTACCTTGTCTTACTGTCAAAGGTATATCATCTGATTTAAATACCAAACTATCAAATATAGGTAAATCTTCTGTTGGAGGGGTATATGATGCCATTTATTAATATATATTAATCAATATTGATATAGATTTAAAACTTTTTTAAATCTATATCTATATACTTATATTATAACATGAATTTAAGTAAATATGATAATGAAAGTAATAAAGTGGCAACTGTTGGACTTGGTAGAAAATTTGATATAGTTAAAAAACCTAAAGGTAAAATTACCGATATAGTAAATTTTTATGATATTATACCTAAAAAATATACCACTAAACTTGAAAACCCAAATTATGAACATCATAAAATTGAATTACCATTTAGAATGTGTGTAAATGCACCAAGTGGAAGTGGTAAGACTAATTTTTTATTAAATCTTATAAGAATATTTAGTATGGGTAAAGGGACATTTCCCGATATTACAATCGTAACGGCTAATAAGGATGAACCATTATATAATTGGTTAGAAAATCAAAGTGATAATATAAAGATTTTAGAAGGTATTCATTCAACACCAAAACTTGATGATTATGATAAAGAATACAATCATTTATTGGTATGGGATGATATGGTATTATGTAAGAATTTAGATGATGTTCAAAAGTATTATATTAGAGCCCGTAAAAAAAATGTAAGTGTTATATTTTTATCTCAATCATATGCTGCTATACCATCTAAAATTAGAAAAAATAGCACTCATTTAGTTTTATTTGATTTAGGAGGTAGTAAAAGAGAACAAAATTACATAATGAATGAATGGGCAAGTAATTTAGATAAGGATGAATTAAGAGCAATATATGAAGATGCAACTAAAGAGAATTTACAACCATTAATTATTAAAGGTGGTAAAACTGCTAAAAATGAAAAATATAGAAAAAGTTTTGGTGATTATTATAACTTGGATGAGTTTTTAAAGAATATTGAGAGAACATTACCTAAATCAAGAAGAAGAGTAAAGAAGGGTAAAAAAGAGGTTATAAGTGATAGTAGCGATAGTGAATAATTTTTCATAGAAATCAATATTTTGCCATAGGTTCTTATGAGGAAATAATTATGTATTTATTTTTGTCTATTATTTTATATATTATTAAATTTCAGTAAAATATAATTATAATATTATATCTTATGGACCAACCTTATTATTATCTTCAATTCCTATAAAATCATATAAAATTTTGGTTATATGTGTATATATATGGATAAATATACAAAAATAAATAATCTTGATTTAGATGATGAATTGTTTAATTACTCAAGCCCAAAATTGGCACAAATCAAAGCAAAAAAATATTTAGGTAAAAATGCAATATTATATAAGTCATCAAGAAAAAATAATAAATATATGATTTTTGACCCTAATAATAATAAATGGATACATTTTGGACAATTGAATTATGAAGACTATACAAAGCATAAAGACCCTTTAAGACGGGATTTATACTTATCAAGAGCAACACGAATAAAAGGCGATTGGAATGATAATCCTTATTCACCTAATAATCTATCAATTCATATATTATGGTGAATTGATTATTGAGCATTTAAACCAATAGAAATCGATAATTTATCATAACTTGGGATTATCAAAGTCAAATGATTTCATTGATTTTAAAGCCGTATAATACTTAATTTATAACATCTTTAGGATTTTTTATGAAAATTATTCTCCATAGGATATAAAAAGTTTTCAAACTTTTCCTATATTTTTAGATTATTAAAATTTCAACAAAATATAAAAATAAAACTATATCTTATGATGGTATAAATTTTAAAACCATATCAATTTAATCAATTCTAATGGCTTAAAATCATCAAAACACATCAACTTCAATAAAATCTAACCTATGGAAACTTCTTGATTTCTAGCCCGTAGAATGCTTAATATACATATACTTTATAAAAATAAAATCATATAAAATTAATACCATATAATATATAAATGTCAGAAGTAAAAGCATTAGAAGCAAATCAAGTTTTTTTATGGGGTGAAAACCCCGTTAAAAAGAGTTTATTAGAACAGTATGACGAAGGTAATAAAAACCCAGTATCAAGGACTAAAAAAGAGAAACCTATTAAAGATGATGTTAAACCATCTAAAAAGAAAGAGGAACCTAAAAAGGAAATAAAGAGGGTTTTCAACATAGAAGAAGAATATAATGTTAACGACTTACCTTTTTTAAATGATGAATATGAACGAATAGAAAACGCTTTATCATCAAATAAATTATCAGATGATGAATATGAAGAATATGAAGATTTACAAGACAAATTATACACACTTATAGAAGGATTAGAAGCAATGGCTAAAATGGAAGGTAAAGGTTTTAAAAAAGGTTCAGAAGAAGCAAAAGCACATGCAGAAAAAATGAGAAAGAAATTAGAAGAAGTAAAACCAGTCAAAGAAGAAAAAACCGTTAAAGAAGTAAAAGAAACTAAAAAAAGGGTTGAAAAGGGTTCAGAAGAAGCAAAAGCACTTGGTAAGAAATTAGCAGAAGCAAGGGCTAAAAAGAAGGCTGAACAACCAAAAGAAATAATTGAAGAAATCACAACTAAAAAAAGACCATATTTTTATATAGGTGATATACCTAAAGGTTATAGAGAAGCAACTGAAGATGAGGCTATATTAAATAATAAAGTCAGTTATTATGGTAAGTATAAAGTTGATGCAACTAAATATGAACTTTATAAAAATTTTAAATTACTATTAACAACTGATAAAACTAACACTGAAATAACTTGGATATTAAATGGAATTAAAAAGCGTATTATGTCAAGTTTAAGAGAAATTGATTTATTAGAAGCACAATTTAATAGTGATAAATATAGAGATAAATTAGAGGAAATAAGCGATAAATTAGAACAGGAAAAAAATAGACGAAAATATCTTCAAGCAGGTTGGAATTGGTATTATAAATTATATTGTGAAAGAACAGGAACTAAATATGAAAAACAAAAATTTAAATATAAACCACCAACAGTTAAAGAAGATACAACTAAACCAATATATAAAGAACCAGTTAAAATAGACCCAAGAACAAATAAAAAAGTTGATAGAGAAGAAGAAATTAAAGAATTGAAAAATTCAATAATTCAATTTAAAAAAAATAACGATGTGATAAATCTAAAAAGAAGTTTTTTTGATGATGACTTTACACTATTACCTAAATATGTAAATAAGTTGAATAAAATGAATATACAACTTGATAAAGAGTATTATCCGACCGTAGAATATAACAAAATGATATATCAAAAAATATAAACAATAATTAATTCTTAATATCTATATGACTAAAAAAGGAGGTAAAATAAAAAGTTCAAGAGAAATAAATAGGGATATTAGAAGAGGTTGGAAAAAAAATATTGCTAATCCAGTCAATAAAGATTTTCTAACACCAGCAGGTAAAACCCTTGCTAAAGTGGGGACTGAAGTAGGTAAATTTACTAATAATCAACTTTTACCCGGTTTAGTATCAGTAGGCATCCCTTTAGCATCAACAGCATTAGGAATGTTAGGAGCAGAAGCAGGAATACCACCAGAATTAACATCAAAATTATCGTCAAATATAATGAAAAGATACATACCAAAACAATATCAAAGTAAAAATAAATATGTAGGTTTATTAGGTGATGCTTTAAATATGGGTATTAGTGGAGCAGACCCAGAAAGCATGAGTGATTTTGCAGGTAATTTAACAGGAGCAATAAGCAGTGATTTAAGAAGCAAACCAAAAATAAAAAAACCAACTCAAATTACTGACAATCCTTATAATGATGCTATTAGTCAAATTATGAGTAATTATCAACCTCAAGAACAAGTTCAAGAACAACCTCAAGAAACTGATAATAATCAAGATTTAAATAATCCCATAGATAATACTATATCAAATCAAAAGATGGGTAGTTATGATGGTTTAATGGGAGAAGGATTGAAGAAAAAACGAGGTAGAAGAAGAAAACAACCAATTGAAGTTATTATCAAAAAATCATCAGATAATTTTAGAAAACCAAAAAACGCATCTTTAGAACAGTTATTAAATGCAACAGCAGAAAGACAAGAAAAACAGGATAAAATTAAAATGAGAGAAACATTGGATAGACAAAATAGAGCATTAATCGCAGCCGGTTATTAAATAAATAAATATAAAAAAATGTCTATATAATCCCTATATATGGAAATAAACAAATATGAAAAATTTGTAATATATAAAATATATCAACCAGATATACCAGATATGATATATATAGGAAGCACAATTAATTTTAGTCAAAGAAAATCAAGCCATAAAAAATATTGTTCAAATAAATCAAGTAAAAAATATAAATATCCTCTTTATCAATATATTAGAGCATGTGGTGGATGGGATAAATTCAATATAGAAATCGTTGAAAAATTCCCTTGTAAATCCAAAGGATTAGGACTTATTAGAGAAAAAGAATTAATAAAATTTTATGGAGCGACATTAAATACAATATCACCAATTAATATTAAACCAATATAAAAATAATTTTATATATACATATATAATTATGGACATTTTAAAAGAATATTCAGAAAAATATAGTAAGGAAGAATTAACCCCAGATGGATTACCAACAATAGAAGTTCAATTAAAAGAAATTGAAGAAAAAGATGAAGAACTATTAAGAATTAATGCCGAAAATTCTTTAAAAATTTATAATCGTGAAATGGTTCAAAGAGTAAAATGTTTATGTTTATTAAAAATGGACATACCAATATTTACAAATACTTTAAGTCTAAATAAAAAAAATAGAGATAAATTACAAATATTGATGCATGAATATAACGATATTGAACATGATGAAATTATTAAAGAATTTAATGAAAAAATTGGTGATATATTAGACGATAAAGATACTGATATTTCAAAATTACCTATTTATAATTATAATTAAAATTATATAAGAAATTCAACTAATTTAAACAAGTAATAATACTTATTTAAATATGAGTGGGCAACCAGTAAAAACACAAGCAGATATAAACAGATTTAAAAATGAATATTTAGAGACATTAGATTTAGAAGAAGAAAATAATGATTTAAATTTACAATCTAATAGGACATATTTACAAACAGGACAATTACCACCATCAACTCAAATGATGGATACAAGAACCAATACAGAGAAATTAGCAGATGTTGAAAAAATGAAATTACAAATTGCAGAACAATTAAGACCAATAGCAGAACCATCATTTGCATTTGCTATTGTTAATGGTGTTATGAATAGTCCTTTAAATCTTAATAATTCATTATTTAATTTTTTAGCACAAAGAGCACAATCAATAGCAGAATTATTATCAAAATCATATACAGTAGGTATAAAAGGTGATACTAATGATTTAGAACAAATTATTGAATTTATAAAAAATATGTATGCACAACAACAAGGCACTTTTACTTCAACTAAAAGTTATATGAATTCAACCGTATCGCAAAATCAATCATCAAAAATAATTTCAGCAGATGATATTGATAATGTTATATTAAGTGTTAATGACATCATAAAAAATATTGAACTTATAAGTAATAAAATTGGTGGAAGAGTATTAGGTAATATTAATGTAAAATTATTTAATTTAAGACAATTATTATATAGATTAAAGACCGTTTTACCATCAACATCAGAATTATCAATATTAATAAATAATGCAACAGGTCAATATAATCCAGGTATTAATGGTATGGATGGTATAGATACAGAAGCATTAAATGTTATTTTTGATGTATTAAAAGAATTACCAAAATATAGCGTTGTAATTACACTTTTAAATAAAATTTTACAATATGTAAAATCAAATAATTTTAATCTTGTGTCAGATGGAGTTAATAGACTTGTAGATTTATTTGAAGTAAATATTGCATCATTAACACCAGCAATTTTAGCACAAATCCAAGTATTGAAAAATAGATTAGGAATTGAAAAAGGTAGAATTGCAACAGTTCAACATAATGCAGATTTGGCACAACAAGCACAAGATAGAGCAATAATGGGAGCACAACATGTAATTGTAGATAATCCGGTAGGTAATCCAGTTAATGTTAATCAAGTAGGAGGAAGACCTCAAGTTATAGCAAATGCAAGTGAAACATATATTCCACCAACTCTAACTCATTTTATGCCAGAACCAATAACATTACAAGCACCAGAACCAATAATGATGAATGCACCAGAAACTCAATATATAAAAGCACCAAAGAAGAAAAAACCAAAACCACAAGAAGCAGAAAAGGTAAGTTTTGCAGATATGTTAAAAGGTAGTGATGTATTTAAAAAAAGATTAGCAGGAGGATATAAAGAGGATATACATTCAGCAACCGGAGACCCAACCCAAAAGAAACCACCAAAACCAGCACCAGCACCGAGACCAGTATTATCATTTAAAGGCAATCCTTTATTTGATAAAAAGGCTAAAGAAGCAGAAGGATATGGTATAAAGAAAAGACGAGTTGGAAGACCGAGAGGTTCAGGTATTGTTCAAGTTCCTAAAATGCCTACTTTTATAGGATTTGGTATTAATGAAATAAATCAAAAACAACTTGATAAAGGAATATTAAAAATCAGAAGAAATACCCGTTCAAATTATGCCGACATGCCTTCAAAACATATTTCATCAAATTTACAAAATATCATAAAAACTATTGTTGGAGGTGGAATGCCTAAATATGAAGAATTAGGTAAATTGGATAATGATGAAAAGGAATATTTAAATAAAATTGTTAGTAGAAGTGATATGAGTAGTAAATTAAGTATTCCAGCACCTTCAAAAGACCAACAAGAAAAAGATATTCATTCATTTGAGGTTTTAAAAGGGGAAATTATGAGTGGTAATGATAGTGTTGAATTGGTAAAAAAATTCAAATTATTAGTCAGAAAATTAACAAAACAAGGATTATTACCAAAAGCAGATGTAGATGAAATTATTGATACTTTATTGGAATTAGGTTATTAGAATTATCAATATTTAAAAAAATAAATATTTATACATATTATATATAATGAGTGGATTTTATAATAATTGGTTTAAGGTTCAACATCCGAATGTATCTAATGATATTGTTCAAATGAAAAGTGGAGAATTTCAAGCACCATTTTATTTTGGTGGTAGTCAAGTTCCTCATGCTTTAGGATTGGATACAAATAAATTAAAAGGTAAAGATATTGATGATTATTCAAAAATGAATTTTCAATCAACAAATAGAGGTAAATCAAGTCAAACAACTAATCATCATAAAGCAACTAATATTCATTTACCAAGAAAATATATTTAAAATTTTTTATTTTGTTTAAAGGTATATCTATATATTTTTATATATCAAAATGTTCGTTATAATTCTTAACGCTTCAAATGTAGTGAATGATGGAAATAATAATACTTTAATTTATAATTTTCCAAATTCAATTTTTATGAAAGATAAATTCATAGCAGTAAGTCAAATAGTATTATATTATTCATGGTTCAATATAGCAAGTCAATATGGTAATAATACTTTTTCTTATACTTGGACAAGTGGAGCAACCACAACAACATATCAAATAGTCATTCCAGATGGACTTTATCAAATATCTGATATTAATGATTATATTCAATGGACAATGATAAATAATGGAACATATCTAATAGACCAATCAGGAGACAATGTATATTATGTAGAATTATTAGTAAATCCAAATAGATATGCAATGCAAATAAATACTTTTTTAGTTCCAACATCATTACCAACCTTATATACAACACCATCTAATTTTGCAGGATTTCCAACAAATACATTTAACCCAGTAGTTAATATACCACAAAGTTTTAATGAAATTATAGGTTATAATCCAAATTTTACATCTAATAATAATGTCAATAATGCTTATATACCACCAACAGCATCAATAACAAATAATTATGTCAGTAAAAATGTATATGGGACATTATCATATTTATCCAATTTACCTCCAAATGTTCAACCAAATAGTTCAATATATTTATCGATGAGTAATATTAATAATCCATATTCTCAACCTTCATCAATTCTTTATTCAATTACACCAAATGTAGCAATAGGAGAACAAATCGTAGAAACACCGCCAAATTTTATGTGGAACAAAATGATTGATGGAACATATAATCAATTGAGAATTCAACTGTTAGGCATCAATAAACAACAAATTAAACTAAATGACCCCAATATGACTATAACACTCACTATAAGAGATAAGAGTGAGAATTATATATAATTTATAGGAATTGATGAAAATAAGAAGGTTGGTCCATAGGATATAATATTATATTTATATTTTAGTGAAATTTAATAAATATAAAAATAATAGACAAATATAAATAAATTTTATTTTCTTATGGTAAAGTATCTTATAAAAATCAATTTAAATAAATATTTATATATGACTATATACATATGCTTAAAATGGATTTCAATGTAAATGATAGTAAAATCAATAATTGGTTAGATGACCTTGAAAGGGATAGAACAAAAATATTTAACGAAGTTAAAGTATCAAAAACTACCGATAAATTACAAGAAAATAAAATAAGAAATTTAGAAGCAATACAAAAGCAATTATTACATTATAAAAAACTTTTAAATGATGAAAAACATAATAAAGATAATTAAATTATCAAATTTAAAGGTTTGAATATATACTAAAACTATATATAATGTCAAGAACTGGACACGCTGTAATTCCTCATTATGGGGTAAAAATGAGAAGTTTAACTGGAACTATTAGCGGTAATGGTGTTGGTGCCGTTTTATTAGATGGTGGATTAGGTGGTCAATCGTCATATCATGGTATTGATGATTATATTGCAACTGTAAGAAAAACACCAAGAACTCAAGTAAGCGGTAATGGATTAGCCGATAGAATTTCATCAAAATTAAGTAAATTGAATATTGCCAATCCAATTGCTAAAACTAAATTAAAAAATATTCAATTATCAATTTAAAAATGTTTTTTCAAGATTATTTAATAAACTAATATAAAAAATAGTTTATTATTTATATTTATATATAATGTCAAGCGACAAATTAGTATTTGATTTATCACAAGAGGTTGAAGGTTCCCCAAATGTTTTTGTTAGAAAAGATTGGATTAATATAATGGACAATCAAAATCAAAATTATCAAAATAATCAATGTATTTTTGATACATCACAAATTGCAAATAGTAATAAATACACATCATATAGAGAAGCATATTTAGCAATACCTCTATTATTATCCCTTGTTGTTCCTGGAACAAATGCAACACCTGATATTTTATTTCCTACTGCAAACCCCGCAAATCTTATAAATGTTGTATCATCAACTGATTATTCAATTGGTTTAAAAAATTGGTTCGGTTCAATTATTCATTCTCTTACATTGGATTATAATGGAACTACAATTATTCAACAAACTCCATTTTGTAATATGTGGAATATATTTAAATTAATCACAACCTTATCTTGGGGTGATGTCGTCACACAAGGTGCAACTATTGGATTTTATCCTGATACTTCAAGTTCATTTACATATAATGCTGCTCCAAATAGTATTGGTATTGGTGTTTGTAATAATGATTTAGGACTTACATCAAATCAATTTGGTAATTGCTTAACTGCAACCGGATGTAGTTATACATCTTTAACTGCTATTGATGCTGATGCTGATGCTGTAGAAATTATCACTGGTGGTAATTATGGTGCAACATATAGAACATCATGTATTAATTATAGACCAAATGCTACACCTGAAGGTTCAGTATTATCTTATAATAATTTTTTGAGTTCTGCTAATTGTAATCAAATTTGGAAATCATATATTTCAAACTCATCTCCATCATCTGCTGCCGAACCTGCTGCCAACCCTCCTGTTTTGGCAATTGCTGGATGCTTACAAATTAGCGTTATGGCTACTGTATATTTAAAACATTTACACTCATTTTTTAATATGTGTCCATTACTGAAAGGTGTATTTATGAAAATAACAATGAATTTAAATAATACAACTTCAACATTAACCATTAATGCTGCTGGACAAGTAGCATCAATGACAAATCAAAATTTTATTGGTGGTATTAATCCATTATTAATACCAAGTGCAAGAACCGGTTCTGAAACTACATTTATAGGTTCAGAAAATGGAGGTGTAAGAAATCAATATTACAATATTTCTGTTGGTTCAAAATGTGTTGATAATACTGTTATTACTAATTCCGGTGGAAAACTTCAAGATGGTGCATTAGCAAAATCAGTTTATTTATATGTTCCAACATACACATTTAATCCAACATTTGAAAAAGCATATTTAGCAAATAATGTCAAACAAATTAAATATACTGATATTTATCAATACCAAGTATTAAATCAATTAGCTGGTAATCAAATAAACTCATTGATTACAAATGGTATTGCTAATATTAAATCTGTGTTAATTGTACCATTCATACATAATGATGCTTTAGTTCAATATTTATCACCTTTTGATACTGCTGGTGCTGGAACCACTGCCCCATTAGCTTCAATTGGTAATTTTAATGTTCAAATTAGTGGTCAAAATGCAATTTATAATATGCAAAAATACACTTTTGAAGAGTGGAATAATCAACTTTACGGGCAAAATGCTGTTAATGGTGGTTTAACTGATGGTTTAACATCTGGTTTAATTAATTTCAATGATTTTGGTAATTTGTATTGTTATTATTATGTTAATGTTGAAAGAATGCTTCCTGTTGAACAATCTGTTCCTAAATCAGTTCAATTACTTGGAACTAATTATAGTTCTCAACCAATGGATTATTATGTATTTGTTGAATATGGTATAGGTGTTAATATTGATGTTCTCACCGGTGCGAGAATATAATTTATTATGCTATTAAATAATGTTTAAAAATATAACGCTATTATTTTTCATATATAAAATAATGCATTTAATATCTTTTGATGCCTCACCTGGGCAATTATCTAAATTAAGAAATGGTCATAATGTAAGAATTAAAAAAGGAACTGGATTTAATTTAATTGTAAATCCTGCAAATTATAGTTTAATAACCAAATCATTCGGTAAAAATAAAGGGGTTCAAATTAAATTGAATAGTGAAGAAATAGGCGCTAATAAATCATTAACGCCTGAACAACACGCTGATTTATCCGCTGCTAATGGTATGACTGGTGGTAATATTTTTCATAAAATTAAAAAGGCTTTTAATTCAAGAACTGCTAAAAGAATTGGTAGAGAATTAAAACCATTAACAAGGGCTTTAAAATCAACTGCTAAAGAAATTTTACATGAAAAAATAGCGGATGCTCATATGAATAGTGCTGATAATATTTCAAATCCAAGATTGGCTAATTTATCAAATATCGCTGCTAATCTTGCTCACGAGAAAGTTCATGGTATGGGATTAGGTGCTGGTATGAATGTTCATCATGCATTAAAACTTGCTAATTTAGCAACTGCAAATGCAAATAATGAATTAGCAAAAATGCATAATATAAGTGTTCATGGACAACACTCACAACCATTAGCAAGAGGTTATTTTAATGATGATGATGCGCCACATTCAAGAGGAACTGGATTAAGTAATCATCACAATTTAATTAGAGGTAGAGGTAGTTTGATTGCTCAAGACCACTTTTTACCTCCTGCTTTACAATCACAACCTTACGGTGCTAATTTTCATCTTCAATTTCAATTACCACCACAATATAAAAAATTTCATGATGGAGGAGATATGGAAGGTAGGGGATTGTATTTGTAGTCATATCATATAATTTTAATACATATAAAATAATTTAAATATTTGTTTGTATTATATATTATATGGAAGAATATAAAATTATTAATGAATATCCTGATTATGAAATATCAAATTTTGGAAATTGTAGAAATATAAAAAATTTAAAAATTTTAAAACCACTTCTAATGAAAATTGGTTATATGTGTTATAATATTTCATATACAAATGAGGATGGAGATAGAAAACAAAAAATTGTATATCAACATAGACTAATAGGAACGTATCATATACCAAATCCTCATAATAAACCACATATAGACCATATTGATAATAATAAACAAAATAATAATATTGCAAATTTAAGATGGGTTTCAAGAAGTGAAAATTTGAGAAATCAAAAAAAAGCATCAAATAAATCATCAATATATAAAGGTGTATATTTTAGAAAGGATAAAAATAAATGGAAATCGCGAATTGAAGTCAATAAAATAATTAAAGATTTTGGATATTTTTTAACTGAAAAAGAAGCATCAGATACAAGAGATGCATATATTATTGAACATAAATTAGATGATTTTTTTAAGTTAAACAATGCTATTTAAATTTAAATAATAATATTTAAACAATAATTAATATAGTTATTAATAATTATATTAAATGGATATTAAAGAATACATTAAAGAAAAAAGACCTAACATTTCAAACTCATCATTGAAAACTTATGAAAGTATATTAAGAAATTTATATAATAAAGTTTATGATACTGATGAAGATTTAACACAAAATTATAAAATGGAAAAATTTGATAATTCTGAAAAAATAATTAAATATTTGAAAGATATACCTTCAAATAAACGAAAAACAATTTTAAGTGCTTTAGTCGTCATAACTGATAATAAAGACTATAGAGAGTTAATGATGGAAGATATTAAAGAATATAACAAAAATGAAGCAAAACAAACTAAAACTGAAACTCAAGAATTAAATTGGGTAAGTAAAGAAGATATTGATAATAAAATAAATACCTTACATAATGTAGCAAAAATATTATATAAAAAAGAAAATTTATCATCAATTGATAAACAAGAAATTCAAGATTATATTATTATGTGTTTATATGGTGGAAAATATATACCACCAAGAAGAAGCAAAGATTATGTAAATATGAAAATCAAAAATATAAATAAGGATGTTGATAATTATATTGATAAAAACGAATTCGTTTTTAATTCATATAAAACTGCTAAAACATATGGACAACAAAAATTAGAAATACCAAAAGAATTGAAATCGATATTAAACAAATGGATTAAAATAAATCCAACTGATTATTTATTATTTGATAGTGATAATAACCAATTGTCAAATGTGAAATTAAATCAAAGAATGAATAAAATGTTCAGTAAAAATGTTGGTATAAATCAAATGAGAAAAACTTATTTAAGTAGTAAATATAGCAATCTTATTGATATTAAAAATGATTTGGATAAAGATTTTAAAGGTATGGGTAGTAGTTCATTACAAGAAAATATTTATATTAAAAAATAATATAAACAAATATTTATATAATGTATATATGACAAATATTATTGATATTAAGAATATGTATATAACTAAAAAAACAAATGAAAAAAATGGAAATGAAAATTTTATTGTGGTATTTAATGATGATATAAAATTTTGTATTTATGATTATGATATTAGAATATTTACTGGTAATAAATTAAAATTACAAGTGAATACATATCCAATAAATCCTGAATTATTTATATCACAAATGAGTAGTGTATTTAAATATAAGAATTTATTTCCTCATGAAATATTAATAGAAATGAATAAAAAAATTTAAGCGATTGTATTATATATTATTATATATTATGATTAGAACAATTGAAGATTTAATGTATATTAATGACGGTATAAAACCGTTTGGACATGGATTAGGATATAAACCACATTTACCAATAAGAGGAGGAACTATTAACAATGATAATAAAAAATTTGAAGAAGAAACAAATAAATATATTGATGAAAATAATAGTTTAAAAAAATTACAAAAACTTTATGACAAGTTATTAAAGGGTGAAGAAAATATTAATGAAAGAACTGATGAAGATGATAAAAATACAGATTTATCATTATTAAATAAATTGGAACAAAAAATAAATGTAAAACTAAAAGATATTACAAAACCAAAAGAAAATATTGATATGACACCTGAACCAAAAGAAAACATTGATGAGAAATTTATGGAATTATTACATGATATTGATAATCTTGATGTTGATGATTTAATTGAATTAGGTATTTTAGCAACAGAATTTAATTTTGATGGTAAAATATCTGATAAAGAATTACAAGAAATTGAGGATAAAATAAGAGATAAAGAAATAAGTATTGAAAATTTAAAACCAATAAGAAGAAAAGAATTAGGTAAAAAATATGAAGATGAAGTTGGATTTAAACGAACATTAGAAGATGATAAAACAATAAAAACCGAAATTACAAAAGGTTCAACTGATGCTTTTTTAAATACATTAATGGATTTATTTATTGAAGATAAAAAAGGAGTTGGTGATTTTGGAAAAAGATTTGAGGAATATTGGATTGAAACAAATAAAAAATTTGGTAGAACATTTATTAATAATGATAAACATAAATTTTACTCACAATTTATGAGTGGTAAATATCCATTAAGTAATTATTTACCTTATGATACTGAATATATTGGTGAAAATGGAAAACCTATAGCAACTGATGAATTAAAATGTTATATAGATGATAAAACATTAAATTGGATGAATGAAAAGAAAAAAGAAACTGGTATTGATGGGGTTCCTGTTCAGTTTTCAAAATTTTTTACAAAAAGATTTCAACCATTTTTTAGTAAGGATAAAAATAATAATTTTTATTTAGAAAATGTATATGATAATTTTTATAATAGTGATAAGGCAAAATTAAAATTAACAAAACCAAGTGAATATTCAAATAAATATGTAAATGAAGGTGGAAAGAGAAAATTAAATATGAAATATTTATTACCTGATGGTTTATATAATTTAGATTTAACAGATGATAAATTGTTTAAATTTATGCCTGGAATGGTGATTGAATTTGATATAAATAAACAACCTAAAAATATACATAATCAAAATGTATATTTTTTTAATATAAATGAAATAAAGAAAAAATTTCCTGATATGAAAGATTATAAAGGTGATGATATAATATGGGTTGATAAAAAATATTTATCAAAAATATCTAAATAAAAAAATATATATATATTTATATATAATGGTTTTAAACCTCAATAATTTAACAAAAGAACAATTAAAAATGATTGAAGAAAGTATATATAGAAATGAAAATGCCCCTGATTGGAAGCAAGGAGAAATAGATTTTACACTGCCTAAAAAATCTAAAAAAAGAAAAAAAACAATCAAATACAATGGTAAAAAAATTGTTGATACTCATAATGAACTTGATAAATTGGATGCTAAACATAGAAAAACTCATTCAAAATTAATGGAAAATCAAGATAAGATTATGGAGGATTATCATAGAAAATTAATGAATAATCAAGATGTTTTAATTCCACCAAAACCAATTGTATTAAATGATAAATTGATAAATAAAACTGATAAAAAAATTAATAGGGAAAGAAAAATTATTGATAAGGAGTATAACAAATTATTGAAAGAGCATCAATCTATAATGAGCAAAGAACGAGAATTAAAAGCATCAAAAACCAAACCTAAAAATATTGATACATCAACTAATTCTTATAAATTATATCAACGAATAATGAACAATCCTATTATATCTAAAGCAGTCAAAAAACAAGTTGAAAGAAATACTAATTATGGTAGTGTTATTGATTATGAAGATTTATTAGCATTAGAACAAAATGAAATTATGCTTAATGAAAGTTGGAGTGATGATGATGAACCAAAAGCAATACCAAAACCTAAAAAGAAAATAAGTAAATTAAAACAATCACTTGAAAAAGGTAATAGAAAAAATGTATTAAATACAAAAACAGATGCTTATAATGAAAATGGTAAATCAAAAGTAATTACAGAAGTTAAAATAAGAAAGAAATTAACCAAGAAGGAGAAAGAAGCAATTAAAAAATCTATTGATACAGCATTAACAAGAACTATAAATAATGATAGAGATGATATTGATTTAAATATTCCAAGTGATAATGAAAAGAAAGGCAGAGGAATTAGAGGACGAAATATTGATTTTGATAGTTCAAGTGATGAAGATGAACCAATAAAAGGACGTGGTAATAAATGGAAAATTAGTGAGCGAAATAAAGAATATTTTTTAAAACCCAAAGAAGAAATACAAACATTAAATCATTTGTTAAGTCATATTACTGACCCAAATGAAAAAACTGATAAAAGGGATATTAGAGATGCTAAACATATATTTAATAATATCATAGATAGTAAAATGTCATATATTGAATGGTTAAACAATGAAGGCATTGAAAGTAGAATTAATGAACAAGAAAAAAAACCATCAAAAAGATTTAATTTTCAATTATAAAAAAACAATTTAAAAATATATTTATATAGTGTATATATACTATATATGAAATATAATAAATTTGAAAAACATAATGATAAATATATTAATAGACTTTACATAAAATATATAATGTCAAATGAATATAAAAATGATGGTTCATATATAGACAAATCAACAAGTTTAATTAAACATATTTTAATAGCATTAAATGATATGTATATTATTGAAACTAAACATAATAGTATTGTTTTTAATCATGTTGAATTAATATCACCTTATCAAAATGAATATATAATAAGCGAGTTGTCAATGTATTATGAAGATTTATTTGAAATAAAAAGGAATGATGAAAATATTATTGTATGTGATTTTAATTTATCAAATGAGATAAAAAAATTTACAGTTGTATTTTACATTGCTAAAAATATGCAAGATTTTGAAACATATAAAAATTGTTTTGATGAAAAAAATAAAATTTTAATTTAAACATATATTATGATAGTATATTATATGCTTACAGACCATCAAATAGAAGATTTATCAAAGAGAATGAGTATTCCATTAGAAGGATGCTTTTTTAAAGACCAATTACCAAAAACACTAAAATTAAATAAAGTGTATATAGTCAATTTACAAGACAGTGAAACTGATGAAGGACATGAAAATGAAGGAACTCATTGGACTTTATTATATGTAAGGGAAACACCTAATAAACAATTACAACCAATATATTTTGACCCTTATGGATGTCCACCATCAGAAAATATTAAAGATATTATTCAAAGACAATGTAAAATGAAATGTCCATATACAGAAAAGGATATTCAGAGTTTAATGAATAATGCTTGTGGGTTTTATTGTTTAGCATTAGCCCATTTTGTTTGTGCTTCTAAATATCGTTCTAATGATTTATATACTGATGTAGATAGTTTTTTAGAGATGTTTGATGACTTGAATAAATCTATTGATTGGAAAAAGAATGAATATATATTAAAAATGTTTTTCCAATCAGAGGACCCATCAAAACGAAAGCCTATAGATGTTATTAGTCATACACATGATGATTATGATAGAATTATAAAAGAAGACCTTAAAGGAGGAGTAGATATGATGAAATTATAAGAAATGTATTTAAGGATTTATATATATAACAATTTATATGGAACAACCACAAACAATAAAATATTCATCTTATACACCATCTCAAAAGAAGGCAACAAAGAAATATAGGGAAAACAATAAAGACAAAGTAAATGAACAAAGGAAAAAATATTATCAAAGTAGAAAGGAAAGAGACCCTAATTTTTTAATTTATAAAAGAGAGAAAGCAAAGGAATATTATGCTAAAAAGAAAGTAGAACTGAAAGAGGATTTATTAACGCTTTTAAATGTTGTTAAAGATATTGAAGAAACTAAAGAAGAACCAATTGTTGAAGAACCAATTATTGAAGAACCAATTGTAGAAGAAATCAAAGTAATTGAAATACCGGTTTTAGATGAAACAAAGGCAGAAAAGAAAAAACGAATTTATATTAGAAAAAATAAAATTGTTTAAAAATTTGTAGTATATATATTATTATTCATATGAACGATAATAGAAAATTATATAATATATATGAGGTGTTATATTTAAGTGATAGTGATGATGATGTAGATAGTTTTTTAGAGATGTTTGATGACTTGAATAAATCTATTGATTGGAAAAAGAATGAATATATATTAAAAATGTTTTTCCAATCAGAGGACCCATCAAAACGAAAGCCTATA